AGGGTAAAAAACCTAATTTAAAATTAGTGTCTGGCAAAACTGAAATAACAAAAATTACAAAGTCAAAAGAACAGCCATTAACTGCCAAACAGCTTGAATTTGCTCAATTAGTAGCTGATGGTTTTACTAAAGCTGATGCATTTAGAAAAGCATATGATGTTTCACCAGATACAAAAGAAAAGTCAGTTCATGAGATGGCATCTAAAACTTTTAATAATATCAAGGTTATGGGGAGAATTAAAGCTATACAGCACCAAAAGGCAGAAGATCAACGCATGTTGGGCATCAAACAAAGTGAGTTCATTATGAGACAACTTGAAAAGGAAGCAATGAACATGGACAATAACTCAGCTTCCAGAATTAGAGCATTGGAGTTGATGGGCAAAACTCATATGGTTGGTTTGTTTACTGATAAAGTAGAGGTAAAGTCTGAAAATATAAATATGACTGCAGATGAATTACAAGATCAGCTAAGAGATAAGTTACAAAAGTTACTAGGTAACAATTAGCCTACCTTTTCCTATTTTCGTCAGATTAGTTATCCCACCTACCCCGACCCACCCGTGTATGCATAGCCCTGTCCATGCGTACTACAGTTGATTTTGCACATAAAATTTCATATTTTTTTCAAAAAAAAATAAAAAGGGGCTTGTCTACTAGTTATAACTAGTATATATATTTTGTTATACTAGTATAAATAACTAGTTATAACTAGTAATGTTATAACTAGTAGGGAAAACGGTTTGTCAGACAACGTAGTAAAACTAGATAAATTCAGAAGATCCAAAGAAATTGATTATATCACTGATGAGGATATTCCACAGTTGTATAATGAGATTAAAATAGGTTGGGTTGATGATGACGATGGCAATAAATCCTTACATATTGTTTCTACAGTAGATACTGATGAATGTTTGTGGATGATTGACTTAGCACAAAAGATAGTTGATAGTCGACCTGCAACTACATTGAATGAACATGAATGATTTAGCTAAATTATTAGATGCCGCTTATAAGAACTTAGATAACTTTCCTTTAGACAAGAAGAAAGAAATACTTGAGCTTGTAGAAAAGATTTCAGAAACAAAAGATAAAGAAAAAGCTAGGAAGGAGTTTCTTCCTTTTGTTCGTGCTATGTGGCCGTCATTTATACATGGGCGGCACCATGAGATAATGGCAGAGGCATTTGAAAGAGTGGCCCGGGGTGAATTAAAAAGATTGATTATCAACATGCCACCCCGTCATACCAAGTCGGAATTTGCCAGTTATTTATTTCCTGCATGGTTTTTGGGAATGTATCCTGATAAAAAAGTTATTCAAACTGCACACACTGCAGAACTGTCTGTTGGTTTTGGTAGAAAAGTTCGTAACCTAATACAGAATGATGACTTTCAAAATATATTTCCCGGCATAGAACTGTCCACAGACAGTAAAGCGGCAGGAAGATGGAATACAAATAAGCGTGGTGACTACTTCGCCATAGGTGTTGGTGGTGCAGTGACGGGTAAGGGTGCTGATATTTTGATAATTGACGACCCCCACTCCGAGCAAGATGCCACTATGGGCGCATATAACCCTGAAGTTTATAACAAAGTTTACGAATGGTACACATCTGGACCCCGACAGAGACTCCAGCCGGGTGGTGCCATCATAATTGTTATGACGAGATGGTCAAAAAGAGACCTAACAGGGCAAATTGTTAGTAAATCTATTGAAAGAGAAGGCTCAAATGAGTGGGAAGTTATAGAATTACCTGCAATTATGCCTTCAGGCAAACCATTATGGCCTGAATTTTGGAAACAATCAGAATTAGACGCCCTAAAAGCAGAATTACCAGTTTCAAAATGGAACGCACAGTACCAACAGGACCCTACATCGGAAGAAGGGGCATTAATCAAGCGTGAATGGTGGCAGGAGTGGGAGAAAAAAGATTTGCCACCATGTGATGCCATAATTCAATCATGGGACACAGCCTTCTTAAAAACGCAAAGAGCGGACTATAGTGCTTGCACCACATGGGGGATATTCTACCACCCAGATGATGACGGCAATGAAAGACCTAACTTAATTTTGCTTGATGCATACAAAGAAAAACTAGAGTTTCCTGAGTTAAAACGTGCCGCATATGATAAATATTGGGAATTTGAGCCAGACCAAATGATTGTAGAAGCAAAAGCTGCAGGATCTCCATTAATTTTTGAACTTAGATCTATGGGAATACCTGTTACAGAGTTTACACCGAGCCGTGGACAGGATAAGATAGCGAGAGTAAACAGTGTTACTGATCTGTTTGCAAGTGGTGTTGTTTGGTGTCCGCCTACAAGGTGGGCAGAAGAAGTTGTGGAAGAGTGTGCGGCCTTTCCATCAGGTGATCATGATGACTTGGTTGACTCAACTACGCAGGCACTGTTAAGATTTAGACAAGGTGGTTGGATCAGAACAACCATGGATGACTGGGATGATGAGCCTAAATACAGAAGGCCTGTGGAGTATTATTAATGGGTATTCAAACTGAAGAATATATGGGTAGGAATCAATTAATTGATAGACTATCAGCGCAAGTTGGAAACAGAGATATGGCTATAAAAATTTTACAAAAGCGTGGCATGATATATCCCGGTACAGAAAAACTTACTGAAAAAGGCAAGTTAAGAAATGAGATGACAGCAGAAGAAAGGGCCATAGATAGAGCCATAAATCTTTCAGGTAAACATAAATCTGAATATATTTATAATTCTAAAACAAACAATGTTAAGCTTGATAGGAATAAAATATGGAGATGAATCATATAATTGATGTTTTGTTAGGAATTATTATGGCAGGTAGTGGATGGTTTATAAGCGCACAGTCGAAAGAAATTAAAAGAATAGATATATTATTAAACAAAACTAGAGAAGATTATGCAAAGCGTGATGATGTGACTGTTGCGATAAACCGACTAGAAGAAAAAATAGATAGAATTTTAGAAAGAATAAAATAGGAGAATCCAATGGCTGTAGAAAAAATAATGACACCAAGGGACTTGGCTAAAGCAGAAGCTGCCGAAGAAGAAGTTACTGTTGAGGTTTTAAACCCAGAAGCTGTTTCAGTAGAAACAGAAGATGGTGGAATGATAATAGATTTTACAGGAGAGCAAGTAGAAGAGATAATTGGTGGTGGATTTGATGCTAATCTAGCAGAAGAAATAGAAGAATCAGAACTGCAGGCAATGGCGAGTGAGCTACTCTCAAGCTTTCAATCAGACAGACAATCAAGAAATGAATGGGCAAAAAGTTATGTTAAAGGGCTGGATCTTCTTGGTATGAAGATAGAAGAAAGACAGCAGCCTTGGGCAGGATCATCTGGTGTTTTTCACCCAATACTTACAGAATCAATAGTCAGATTTCAAGCTCAAGCTATGGGAGAGATATTCCCTGCCTCTGGGCCAGTAAGAACAAAGATAGTTGGCAAGATGTCTCTTGAAAAAACAGAGCAAGCTTCTCGTGTAGAAAATGAAATGAATTATCTTCTTACAGAGGAAATGACAGAGTATCGTGATGAAACAGAGCAAATGCTTTTCAAATTACCACTTGCCGGTTCTGCATTTAAAAAAGTTTATTATGACCCAATAATGGAAAGACCGTGTGCTATGTTTGTACCGGCAGAAGACTTTGTTGTTTCTTATGGGGCTTCAGACCTTATGACATGTGAAAGATATACTCATGTTATGAAAAAATCATCAAACGATATAGCTAAACTGCAGAGTAATGGATTTTACAGAGATGTTGAATTACCAGACCCTGAGCCAGATATGTCTGACATACAAGAAAAATATGATGAGTTAGATGGTGAGTCAGCCACAATAGAAGATGATGACAGGCACACTCTTCTTGAGATGCATGTAGATATGGAAATGCCTGAGCCATTTGATGAAGAAGATGGAATAGCTAGGCCATACGTTATCACGATAGACAAATCTTCAAAAACTATATTGTCTATTAGGAGAAATTATTATGAAGATGACAAAAAGAAAAGAAAGCGACAATACTTTGTCCACTATAGGTATCTCCCCGGGCTGGGCTTTTACGGAACGGGACTTATACACCTCATCGGAGGTCTTGCCAAAAGCGCAACCTCAATACTTAGACAACTCATCGATGCGGGTACGCTGTCGAATTTGCCTGCTGGCCTTAAAGCTAGGGGTTTGCGTATCAAAGGTGATGATTCGCCTCTCATGCCGGGTGAGTTCCGTGACGTTGATGTCCCGGGTGGTGCAATCCGTGATGCTATTACTTTCATTCCTTACAAAGAACCGTCTTCGGTTTTGTACCAATTACTCGGAAACATTGTTGACGAAGGAAGAAGAATAGGATCGGTAGCCGATATACAGGTTGGGGACATTAACGCCCAAGCGCCTGTAGGGACAACTCTTGCTTTGATGGAAAGATCAATGAAAGTTATGTCTGGTGTTCAAGCCAGACTTCATGCAGCTCTTAAAAACGAGCTAAGACTTCTAGCTTCTGTTATTAGAGATTATATGGATGGAGAGTACGCTTACGAAGTAGAAGGTGACTTTGACAGAACAAAAGACTTTGATGACAGAGTTGATGTTATACCTGTATCAGATCCTAATGCAGCAACAATGTCTCAAAGAGTTATGCAATATCAAGCAGCCTTGCAGTTAGCGCAGCAAGCACCACAGCTTTATGATATGGGAAAATTACATAGGCAAATGCTGGAAGTTTTAGGCATACAAGATGCTAAGAGTATAATCAAGCTACCAGATGATATTAAACCTGCAGATCCTGTAACAGAAAATATGTCAATATTAAAACAAGAGCCGGTTAAAGCATTTAAATACCAAGATCACGAGGCACATATAAGAGTTCATATGGCCGCAGCAAATGATCCAAAAATAAAAGAAATGGTTGGGCAGTCACCATTTGCGGGTGCAATACAGGCAGCTTTGTCAGCGCACATAACAGAACATGTGGCATTTCAATACAGAAAAGAAATAGAAAAAAATCTTGGTGTTGCAATGCCTAATGAAGAAAAGCCTTTACCAGAAGATGTAGAAGAAGAGCTTTCAAGAGTTACTGCAGAAGCTGCTGAGAAGCTGTTAAAAGGAAATATAGCAGAAGCTCAACAGGCAGAGGCTCAAAAACAACAACAAGATCCATTAACACAAATACAACAGAGAGAGCTTGCTATAAAAGAGCAAGAACTTGAGCACAGAAAACAAATGGATTTAGCTAAATTAGAGCTTGATGCACAAAAGGCCAGAATGAATGATAATTTGCAAAAAGAAAGAATTGACGCTGAAAATAAAAAAGAGGGCGTAAGGATTGCAGCAAAACTAGCTACAGATGCCTCAAAAGAACAACAAGCAGAAGCTAAAATAGTTATGGAAGCAGCAAAGCAGCTACAAAATGAGTAGAAACGAAACAGTTTACACACATGCAATTAAAAAAATACAAGAAGAAATGGATACATTGTCAGACTATCTTGCTTCTGGAAGACCTAAAAACTTTGAGGAATATCAAAGACTTGTGGGAAAGATAGAGGGCCTTTCTATAGCTCGTGAATTATTAGAAGAAATAGAAAAAAGATTTATTGAGGATTAGGGGCTTTTCAACTAGTCAATACTTGTGTATATTTAAAATAACGATATTCAAGCGTTTAGCTTGCAAGGTAACTGTGAACCTAAATCACTGCATAAGGACCAGAGATGTACTCTGCAGAAAAAATTGAGTTAGATGAAGAAACAACTCGCAAACTACCAGAGCCTAAAGGTTATAAACTTTTAATAGCTATTCCAAAGTTAGAAGAAAAAACTGCGGGAGGAGTTATAATCCCAGATAAATTAAAGGGTATGGAGCAAACAGCTTCTATTATAGGATTGGTTATAGCAATGGGAGATGCAGCATACAAAGATGCTGACAAGTTTCCTAATGGACCATACTGTAAAGAAGGTGATTTTGTAATATTCAGATCTTATTCGGGGACAAGGTTTAAGCTTAGAGGTGAAGAATTCAGGTTAATTAACGATGACACAGTTGAAGCTGTCGTTGATGATCCAAGAGAGTATGCGAGGGCGTAATGGATAATACAGCAGAAAGATTAGATCAAGAAGTTCAAATAGACGAAAACATTGAACACACAAAAGAACAAACAATATCTTTAAATAATGATCCAGTAGAGGTTGAGGTTGTTGATGACACCCCAGCTGAAGACAGAAACAGACCAAAAAGATCTAAAGATATAGAGCCAAATATACCTGATGATGATGAAATCAACAGTTATAAGGGTGATGTTCAAAAAAGAATTAAACAACTTAGGTATGAGTATCACGAAGAAAGAAGGCAAAAAGAAGAAGCCAGAAGAACAAGTGACGAAGCTATAGCTCATGCGCAAAGATTAGTAGAAGAAAATAAAAAATTAAGAAAAACTCTTAATCATGGTGAGTCAGTTCTTGTTGAGCAAGCAAAGGGTAGGGTTGAAGCAGAACTTGCAAAAGCAAAGCAAGAATATAAAGATGCTTATGAGGCAGGAGACCCAGACAAGCTTGTAGAAGCACAAGAAAAATTAAACCAATTACAAAACGAGAGGTATAGAGTAAATAACTATAAACCTCCAGTTAGAGCAGAAGAGCCTGAGATTCCTCCACAGGCTACTTCTCGCTCACAGATAAAAGAGCCGACTGGCAAAGATAAAGAATGGTTACAAAAAAATAATGATTGGTTTAACCAAGACGGCTTTGAAGAGATGACAGGTTTTGCTCACGGACTTCATGCAAAGTTAGTTAAAGCTGGTGTTAATCCATTATTAGAGCCAGATGAGTATTATCGTAGAGTGGACAGTTCAATGAGAAAAGCTTTTCCTGAACATTTCCAAAGTACAGATATAGAAAACAAGCAGGATACTGAGATAGAAGAGGTAGAAGCACCTCAGCGTTCTGCTGGTAACGTGGTTGCCCCGGTTAATCGA